CCCTGAATGTTTCCTCATCTACTTTGTTAGGGTCAGTACCATGCGCCCAAAGATATGCTTTTACTTGCGCCCGAACTGACCCAACTATTTTTTTCTTGCTTCTTCGTACCCCGGAGAAATGATTTCTGTAATGCGTTTAAGAATTGTTAACTGAATAGGCAGGGGGAATTCTTCATCAATTTCTTTATAGGTTAGATCAGCCAAAGAAGAATTGTCTGCGGTAACTAACAGTTTAAAAGTTTCAAGAATTCGCAATTCCGTAACAACTTTGTTCTTCGCCATTTCCCGCATGGATTGGCCTTTAATAACAATATCGTTATCGGTAAAAACAAAATCTTCTGCCTTAGAAAGTTCTTCTTTGTTAGGCAGTATTGGGTCTGCAATCTCTCTATATTTTTCTTCTACCAAAGCCGCATCTGGTTCTTTGGTTTTTTCATAGATTGCTTCTGCTTCGTTTGATAGCGGAACCCGCACCCGGAACTTTTGCCCGTTTAATTCAAACTCCCGAATACGAACTACATCATTGTTAATGTTCAATGACTTTGTTAGCCTGCCCATGTTTTATACCTTTTTTGATTTGTATTGTGAAAGTTTATAAGTTAAGAAAGTACCTAATCTGTTAACAACATTGTCTGCTTGTGATTCTAAAGCAGGCCGCAAGAATGGTTGTGCATCGTGTTGGGCGTTTCCAAACTCTTGCGATATAGCGCGCTTGTCTGTTCTAACTGTTACCGTTGCAATAACGGCATCATTTTGTTCCACATACTGTGATCGCTTATCCCGTGCATTTGGCCTACGCGCAGTAACCCGCAAGGTATCCCGCATATGCACCCCGCTAGTATTGCTTTCATCATAGGGGGCCAGCATACGCGCACGGGCCAGCACGGGTTCCATAGCCGATCTTGCGGCAGGTATAAGCACCTTATCCGCAGGCTTGTCATACCCAAGTTCTTCGCCCATCTGAACCAGTACATCTTCCAGTTCTTTGAACCCAACCGCTTTTACGGTAAAGGCATCAGGCATTTATTCGCCCCTAATTAACTTTGCGTAAATGGCCTGATTAAGTTTGTTAGCGTAATCTGCACATTCTTCAGGCGATAGTTTATCTGCATGATTGATTGCAATTTGATAGGCAATGTTTATGCCAGCAATCCTTTGCTGATGAAACCCAAACCAGTTCTTTTGACCGGAACTGGCTTGGGCTACCAAAAAGTTAAGTAAATGATCTGAATTATTTGGTGTTGTCATGTCGTGTATTTTCTTTAATTAGGGGCCGGGGGCCGGGTTAGTTGACCATCCATAAGAATTGCCGCCAACCGGGTGCAGGGTAAAGATAAACTTACCTTCAGCATTGGGGCTTAAATCCCATTGTAAGCCGCCTACACGGGCGTTAAAGGCATAGGCTACGGTATCCGTACCATCATAAGCCGCAACCACATAGGTGCGAATAATCGTGCCGTTATAGCCATCTGTGCGGATTTGCAGAAGCGCGGTATCCGCAGGGTTCCAAGCCGCCGTGATGGTCATGGAAGTTACTTGGTTTTGGGTTGTGATCTTGGCCCCAGTTCTAGCACCAGCCACCGAATAAGCCGCAAACGCATCATCAGCACCAAAGGCAGGGATTGCTTCAACCGGAACTTGTATGCAGGTACTACCAGTTCCAGTACCGCCAGCACTTGTTCCAATCAAGTTGGCTACCTGACCTGACCATACAGACAGGTTAGCGTCTGACAAAGGGGTAGGCGTTGCATCGTCTTGCATCCAAAGGGTTGCTACATAACCCGGTAGAACTTTGTTAATAAGCGGCATTTTAAATTTCCCTATAAAAAAGTTAACAAAATTTTGTTATGTAGGAACATCAAGGGTGCAATCTAAAACAACCTGATTCAAACCCAATTCGTTATCGTATGTATTGTAAAGCCAAACAATGTCGCATTTGGCAATCCAGATTCGATTTGGCGAAATGCCAAAATTACCTGAATACCCATGCAGAGATTGTAAAACGGTATTGCTTAAACTGAAAGCATCTGCCATAGACTGACTATAAATATTCAACTGAAATACCGGGCGGTCTATACCCTTATTAGATTGGGTCTGCCCGGTATAAACAGGCTGATGAATATTCCGCAATTGCCAAGTTAAAAACTTGGCTTCAGTAGCAAAGTTTCTGTTGAAGTTTGCATAAACTTTAACTGGATTAACAGTCTGCGTAAGCGTGTACTGAATGGCGGCGGCATACTTTGATGGGTTTTGCTGAACACTCATACTGGAACCACCGGATCATTTCTGTAACACATAAAGGTTACAAACTGCCTATCATCGTGTTCCCGCACTTCTGTAATTCGCCATTCCTGATTGCGCCAGTACATACTGTATAAGTTCTGGTTGTCCACAATCGTTTTCATATTTGGCGTGTAATTAAAAGTGAAGTTCACCAAATCAGAATACGCCCGGTAACGATCCGCAATCTTCAGACTATTGGCTACGCTATGAACTAACCCACGGGTTGTAAACCAGTTGGTTACGGTTGTGGTTTGTTCCCCAATGGTACTGATCCCATTGGTAACAGTTTTAACTTCCACATTTTCATAGCGTTTAACCATTACATCACCAAAGTCTTATAAGGCCGCAGTAACATATCTACGCCAAAGGGAATTTGCGCTTTCATAGCAACAGAATCGCTAACCGTTGAACGATTGTTATACAGGTGCGTAAGAAGCAATAAACCTGCTTGTTTAACTACTGGATATTGGGCAAGAAAATTACTGCCTACCGTATAAGTAACCAAAACAGGATTTGCAATGTTTTGCGCTAGTGGACTTGGTAAACCGCTTGCAACAACTACTCGATTCCCGGTGGGATCGTAGTAATAGTTGGTTGCGGCTAAAATAGTTTTAACCGCGCTATTTTGTCCGGTGTAATACTCAACTTTATTGATGGTTACTTCCGCGCCATTGCCTTGATAAATCACGCTTACTTCAGGCAGATCAAGATAAATAGCCGTGCCATTCAAACCGGGATCACCATAGTAAACACGGTACTGCGTACTGAACATTGATATGCCCAGATAATCTTCAATGGCTAGACGGGTAGCAAGTTCTAAAGATTCCAAATATGAATCTTGTGATTCATCTTGAAACAGGTTTAGTTGTTGCGTAATTTCTTCAAGAGTAAGCCAACCCGTAACAATATCTCTATTGATCTGTTCAATCTTTTGATAATTGAACGGGTTGCGTGTACCTGAATAGTATGGCGCAAGCGTTAAATTCTCAATCGCCATGATTTACCCCTTAAACGCCAACTAACCGCACACCTGCAAACACATCAAGAATTGTTGAACACATACGCTTTTCTGCGTACATATACACAAAGCCGGGTGCGGTCTGATCGAACCGCTTAATACTCATCTGGTCATTATCCGCAATAGTTACGAACCGTTCCCAGTTGGCTAAGTAAACTGGATACTTACCAACACCTGCAACATCCATGTACGGATTGGGAATAACCCTGTGTCCAAAAATATAAATAACTGCGCCGCCATCATCATCACCTGCTTCAACGAACATAGGCGCGCCACCAGTAGAACCTTTGAGTTTACGCAATGCGCCAATAGTGGTGGGGTGCATCATCCAGCAGGTTTCTGCTTTAAACAGATATTGCGCGGGAAGTGCCGCCATCAGATTAGCAATGTCATCATAAGTTACTGCGCTTGCACCTGCCTGCTGAACTTGCAACACGGTATGAATACCATTGGTAATTGCAGAACCGTTAGTGCCAAATGATGCCGCGCTAGTAGAACCCGGATAAGAGTTAAGACCCCGCAGGCCAGAAGTAGCACCATAAGAAGTCGTTGTTGAACCTGTTTGGTCATTGTTGAACATCATTGAATTGGCTTCGTTTTGCGAAAACTCTAAAGCCAAATCCATTGCAATCGTTTCTTCCAGATTGTCAATGTCTGACAAAACCGCAGTACGAACCGGAAGAACTGCGTTCACGCATCGAATTGGAAGTTGCCAGAAAGAGGTTGCCTGATTTGGCGAACCCTCATCTGTATTTACACCGTAGCCCCAAGGGTTAGTGGTGTCTGAACTGTTACCAGTTTTAACCACAAATGCCTGATCGGAACCAATAGTAGTGATCTGGCGGCTAACCTGCCGAAAAGGATTGGCATAGCGCAGGGAAGCAAACGCATCATCATAAATAACGCGACCACCAACATTAGAACCAGAACCAGTTAGTGCGCTTGCTTCGCGCAAGTTAACTGTTGCTTGCCCTTCTTGCAGGGCTTCTTTGATGCCTTGAATAACTGCGCTATTGTCCATTTTCCTTAATTCCTTTTCAGCCCAAGATTTGCCCGGATCACCACCCCATAAAGCCCACGCGATACGCCCCGCAGATGGGTAGCCATCTTCGCCCGGACTCCACCCTTTACCTTGCTTATCTACTTCATGCCTAGCAAAGTAACTAACCATTCTTGCGATTGTTGCACGGGGTAAATCTTTCCCGTTTGCAATATCTCGCGCCCTTGCCACACCCACTTCTGTGCCACCCCTGCCAAACTCTTTGCGCCAATCTAAACCCCTTCGGGCTTCGGCTTTCATTGCATCGGTTGGCTTTGGCATATCTATCCTATTTGAGAAAGGGGGGCTTGCGCCCCCCAATCTTTATTACGCGCCCGTAGCGGTTGAACGATAACGAACAATAGCGGCGGGATCAACAACAGAACTGCAAAGACGCTTTTCACCAAAGAAAGTGATGAAGCCCGGTGCAGTCTGGTCATAACGGCGCAGAACCATGTTCAGACGATCAACGATAGTATGACCACGGGTAAAATCGCCAAAGAACATCGGGTACTTGGAAACCGTACCAGCCAGCGCACCAGCGGCAATCGGGGTGTCAACATAAGCATTGACCACTACATCGTAGCCAAGCAGTTTGCCAACGATACCGTCATAAACCAGCGGCGACATTCTTTCAAACACCGGGGTGTTGTTGTCATCAACAAGCCCACGAATACCAGCCAGCATAGACGGGCTAATCATAAACTTGTTATTTGGCCCCCAGTATTGTTGCGGCAGGGCATGAATGAAATTAATAATGTCGGCAAAAACAACATTATTAGCCGATGCAAAACCGTTGGTTGTGATCTGGTCATAAGTAGCAAGGCTATGCAGGCCAGAAGTTGCGCCAGTACCGGAAGTACCAAAAGCGTATGCAGAAGTTGTGCCGCCTGCATAAGTTCCGTTAGCACCGGGGTAGAAATCCAGACCACGCAGACCATTCGTGCCACCAGTAGCGGTGGTGGTAGAACCAGATTGGTCATTATTCTGAATCATTGATGCGCCTTCGGCTTGACTGAACTCAACCAGCATATCGTCAACCACATTGGCTTCCAAACCATCAATATCATCTAGCGCGGCGGTACGAATCGGGAACTGGACATTCAGGTCTTGAAGCGTCAGTTGCCAAATCGTTGTGCTTTCAGTAGTAGCCGCACCGTTGTTCTGAATGGTGTAGCCCCATGCCGCACCAGCGTTTCCGGTCTTAGCGCGGAACTGGTAGGTTGCGCCTTCGGTGGAAACATTGCGGGAAAGGCCGCGCATCGGGTTAGCAAGACGCAGTACATGGAATACTGGGTCATAGGCAGTACGGCCACCAACGCCAGCACCGGAACCCGTCAGGGCAGATGCTTCTTTCAGGTATGCGTCATACTGATCGGCAGACTCAAACAGTTTGACTTCTTTTTCCAGTTTATCGCCCTTGCTAATAAACTCTTTCAGTTGCGATTTAACCATGCGGTTAACTTCGCCCTTAATGGTTTTAGCAGGTGCGGCAATAATTGCGGGTGCTTTAACTTCCGCAACTTTTGCTTCTAGCGCAGAAATCTTTTCTGCTACTTCTGCTTTAACTGCTTCAACTGCTTCTGCAATCTTGGCTTGGTTAGCCTGTTCGATTGCATCAAGTTTTTCAATTACTTGTTGCATTTTGGTTTCCCTTTTTAAATGCGTTTAGAAAGTGCCTTGCTTAGTTCCCGCATTTCAATTGCGGCAACTAATTGGGCTTCCATATCCACCGCATCCGTATCGCACGAACTTGGGGTTTCCTGATCGCTTGCAACAATAGTTACCGTTTCGCCTTGCACCAATTCGCTTGGTACTGCGTTACGATTTTCTTTGATGATGCGCTTCAGAATTGAAGATGCGGTGGTTGCATCTTTTCGGGAAAGCCCTGCTTCACGCAAGACCTTTTCGATTACGCGAACATTTGGATTGCCTTCGGCATCAAATGCTTCTAGTTTCATTACTTCGGCTTGCGGGTTATTAGGGTACATAACCACCGATACTTCGCGCAAACCGCCTTTTGTAATTTGGAAATAAGATTCTTCATCATCATCCCCTTCAATTTTGTTACCTTCGGCATCTACCCAACAGGCTTCTTCTGCGTATGCACCAACGGATACGCCACCAAACATATTGGGAGATTCTTTCATTACGGCATATACATCTTTGCCGCCTTGGGTATTTAGAAATAATCTGCCTTTAGCGGTCATTCCATCATCTTCAAAAGCAAATTCGTACCACTCGCCAATGGGCATACCCATATCGTTATGGTTTAAAAACATTGGCAGGGGTTTATTTTCGGCATGGAATTGTTCTGCCCATTCCATAAAACCTTCAGGCTGATAATTAAACTTGCGCCCATCTGCGCCTTCTCGCGCACCCCAAGTAGTAACCCGCGCTTCCATCATGCCGCTAGGCGCGGCAGATTCGTTTGCGTTAACCTTTAGTTGGGCTTCGCAAACAAACTGGATATTTTTCATTTATCACCCCATTGTTAATAGATTGGTTGTCATCTTTTATCTTGTGGGGCTTCACACTTTTTGGCAGTTTAACATTTGACCTCTTTATTTTGGAAGCCAATTTGTCAACTATTTTATTTTGAAAGTTCATGTTTTGCCAATGTTTGCGCGTAGCGTTTGATTGCCGCCACCGCCCCCGGTGTCTTGTGGGCTAGACCCCGGCACGGGTTCATACTTACCGGGTTCTATTTTTAGAATATCGCCATCTTCTACTTTGGGCATATTCAAGTATTCACGCGCTTCATTAATAGTCATAACGCCTGCGGTTACTGCGCTATTAACAAAGTTAATCTGATCCAATATTGCACCCTTCAAAAACTCTTTGGTATCAAACCGCACACAAAGATTTGGGTAGCCGCGCAGTAGGTGCTGGTTTAATTTTTGTTCCACATTAATCACCATTGGGTACATGGTGGTTTTGTAGAACTCATCCAGTTGGGTTTGTGTATTGTTGTACTTGGATTCACCAATACCAATCATGGCGGCAGGTACACCAAACAAGCCGCAGATACGCTTCATGGTCTGAAGTTTTAACTGTGCGGCTTCTGCATCTTGAAGCGTTAACATATCAATAGGCGTGTATTTCATGCCCTGATCCAGCAACATTCCCTGACCCGGTTTGCTTGGGTCTTGGTTGCGGGAACCAAGCATATTTGTCCATTTGCTGAACCCGTAAGACGGGGTAGATAACCGATAGTAGGGGTAGCGAGTTTCGGATATACCAACTGTTATCAGGGTGGAATCTAGGTTATACATTTCCACCGGGGTTAACATTTGGTCTTTTTGGTCTTTGCGCCACCAGACAGTAAATGCTTCTCCTGTCAGGTCTAACCACATACACCATTGATACCAAAATTCATAACTGCTTTGAAAGTTATTCGGCTGGTATAAAAGATTTAAAACCTGCTTGGCTTTTGCCTTATCTCGCGTAGTAACTTTGTCTGATTGCAGGGCATCAACAAAAGTACCATCATCCATCTTTAACATAATGCGCTTTGGCAGTTGGGCCAATGCCCTTGCCTTCACGCCAACGCAGGCCATGATGGTTGAATTGCGAGTAAGCATCGACAGATCAACCTGCCGCCCCGCAACTGTTTGGCTAGAAGTAGTTACATAAAGTAACTGTTGCGCCGTTTTGCCCTGTTGGGAAACGCCATAGATTACTTGGTTTCCAAGTTGGGTCTGTCCAAGAACCGTATTAGATTCTTTTTGTAGCCCCTTTTTGCTTTTGAAAATATCAAGTATTCCCATGTTTTACCCCCATAGTTTTACGAATAATACGCTAAAAACTACGGAACCCCCAACTATTTCCAGCGGTAGGATTATCTAAACTGCAATGCATTGCAATAATCATTGCAATTATTCCATCAACCTTTGCTGATTTATCTGCTTCGTTCTTACGAACTTTGATGTTCCCGTTCACATCTTCATAAACTTCGCAGTTGCCTAACTGCCACCCAACGAAAGGGTTGCCATCATGCTTGATTTGTTTTTGCATGATTAACTTTTCTACCTGCTTACTTGGATTGTTAAGAACCGCCATGCCTTGCCCAACCTTCTTTACGGGTAGCCCTGCTTCATGTAGCCGGGCCACCAGCGCGGCGGCATTGTATGCGTCATAGCCTACTTCTTTAACAGTTCTTAATTCTTGTGATCTGTTAATAATGTAATCGCTAATCTCCCGATCATCCATAACATTACCGTCTGTTAACTTCAGAATACCGCTATCAATAGCCACCCTGAATATGTCTTGGTAATGCTTGGGTATTAGTTCATATCCCGCCTGCGGTAAGAAGAACTTAAACTCCACTTCGTAGTCATCTTCCGCAAATCGCTTTAAAAAGCAGACTGCATTTAAGTCGCGGGTAGCGGCGGCATCGAATCCTACAAATACACTTTCGGGTTCCCGCACTTCCGATATGAATCCTTCCAATCGTCTTGCGGATCAAGCCCATAAAGTAAACCAAACCACCTGGGGTTATCGGTTGCTTCCCCGTTAAGCATGGATCGGTACAAATCCATATCTTCATAAAACTTGGTTTCTTTGGTAAATGATGCAGTCGTTATGTATATCCGCAGGGGATTAGCCCTAGCCACCATGCCCGAATGTAAGACTTCGATACTGTTACGGTCAACAATCTGCGCGGCTTCATCAACGATTACGCACGATGGGTTTTTTCCATCGCCTGTCTTTTTGGTATCCCGGCTTAATGCCTTGAATGTACTTTGTATATCGCCTGCCTTCTTAATCTCATACTTGCTGATATTAAATAAGACTGTTAACTCTTGCGGCATAGATTCCACAAATCCTTTTGCCGCATCAAAGACGATACTTGCTTGTTCCCGGTTAGTAGCCAAAGTAAAGACTTCTGCCCCGGCTTCACCGCATATCAGTTCATACAAACCAACGATTGAAGTTAATGTTGACTTGCCTGCTTTGCGCGGAATAAACAATATGACATCCCGCACCATGCGCCGGGAATGATCCTTCTTTGCACGGAATCCATAGATAGCGCAGATGAAGAAAATCTGGAACGGTTCTAAAACAACTGGTTGCCCTGCCTGCACACCCTTTGTATGTTTCAGCGCGGCGGCAAAATTAAGAATATGTTGTGGATAATCAGGATCGAATACCCATTCCCATTCTTTATTTTCGTATTGGTTAATGAAGCGTTGACAGGCTAATCGAACATCCCTGCAAACATTAACATTACCTTTACAAACTTCATGGGCGTAAGTTACGCCATCTTGCCAATTCAACCTTTTGGCCCCTTCAAGAACCTAGCCACCGCAGAATCTTCTTGCGGCTTGCTTGATGCCAAACGGCTTCTAGGGGTTAGCCCTAATTCGTTCATTAACTGAATGATTAGCGAAAGGGTTTTGTTGCGTATCGCTATATGCGGATTGGCCCCGATGGTTTTGCCTTCGTTGAACTCAGCCACTAGACCTTCTTGCCTTACTGCTTTCATACATAACACATAGGTGTCGATATGATCCGCAAGCATGGCAAGTGTATGGCGGTCTTGGTCATTACCTATGCCGTACACCTCATAAAGAAAGTTAGCGGTTTCTTCAATGAACCGGGTTCTATCCCACGCATCAGGGTTAGCCAACCATTCTGCTTCGGGAATTCGCTTACGCAAATTTTCGGGAAGCGGCTGAACCCCTGCGTATTC